TCGCAGCAGCGGCAGCAGCGATTTGATTATTGACAAAGGTCTTCCGTTGCGCCTCTGAGTAATTGAGCATGTGAAGAGAGGCTTCTTGAATGGTTGCCGACATATCGTCCCAAGTAGCGGCTGACTCTTGTGCCGCTGACAGGGCACCACTCATGATCTCTTCGTAATCTGGAAGCTTCACGCCCCCTAAGCGCGTGTAAGCATGCTGCAAGGCCACCGTTTCCTCCACGCTCATCCCCGTGGCCTTGCTCAAGTTCACCATCTGGCTGACAGTTTCGGGGATCAGTTCACTGGAGGTAGCGTTCAGCTCTTTCAGAGCCAGCACAAAAGGCCCCGCCACATCCATCGTGGTCTGAGCCTGCATGGTAGCTTTGGTGAGTTCCCCAGGCAGCGCTTGAAACGCATCTACTCCACCCACTCGGGCTACTTCTCGCTGTTGCTCCTGCACTTTCATGCCCGCAACACCGAGCATGCCGCCAGTCACAACACCTGCCATGTCCGCTACCCCGAACTTGATCTTTTCGGGGATACCAGTCAGCCCCTTGAGCCGTTCTCCTACCCGGCTAAGAACACTTCCCCCCTCCGAGAGCATCTTCATTCGGCCCTCTTCGAGGCTGTTGATCTCCTTCAAAGTATCCGGGTAGTCGTCTAATGTAGCATGGAGTTCTTCGAAGGCCGGAATGACCCTCTTGTTGATATTATCCTTGGTTACAGCCTGAAGGTTCCGAGCTTTCCCCGAAATGGACCGTTGTCGGGAAGCCATCGAAGTGAAAACACGATTGACCCCGCCCAGATCCTTGTCTAACTCATCGAGCTTACGGGTAGCCCCTTCAGTATACAGCGCGTCTTCTAACGCCTGACCTACCTTACGGGAATTCTGTGACGCTTCCTCCCCGAACTCCCTGAACCCACCACCAGTTTCTTTGAGTTTAGCCTGAAGTTGGTCGAGGTTATCCCCGACCTTGTCGGTCATACCCTTCGTGCTACTCCCAGTCTGTGCCCCTGCCTGCTCGAAAGCCTGCACCAGTTGATTCAACGCATCACTGGTCGTACGAGTATTCTGCTCGATCTTCCGTAGCGTCGGCGTAACTAGATCATTCAGTTGCGCCTTCAGGGATAGAGTTTGGTCGAGATCGGGGGTCATAGGTTAACCCTCTTTTTTACCCTTACCGCTTAGTAGGTTCTGCGCCTGTTTCTTGGTGGCCCCGGCTGATGCGACGTAAGCCAGCACTTCGAGTTTGACCTTCTCGATTTCGATCTCCTGTTCCTTCGTCTCTCGCAGCTTCTCGTAGTACCACTGGAGTTCCGCTAGGTCCAGGCTCATTATCTCGCTGTACCTCATCCCGAGGTGGTACATCAGGTCGAACTTCATCGACCACTGTTCGCCCCGGCTCCGTATCGACTGCACGAAAAAAGTCCGCCGTAAACGGCAAATCCCATTCGTGGACAGTGCCGCAGTCAGCACACACGAGCGTCACACCCGTGCTAATTCCTGGGGTGTAGTACACGATAGTGTCACGGATTTGCTGGATATCCTTGGACGACAAAGACACCAGAAAGGAGAGCACCTTGTCCTCGGGGGCCTTCTCGACCGACTTACCGTCCACAGCCACAAGATGCCGGGACAACCGGTACGCCTGAGTCGTATCAGCGATCTGGATACCCTGCTTCCGCTTGGCTTCCAACTCCGCCGTGTACTTGTCGATCATCGGTTCGTCATAACCACGAAGAAGCCGCAGAGAAACTTCTTTGCCGCTGTCTTTCAGCCGGAGGATAAACGGCTCCTTATCCTCATCAGCCAGGTATTTCACCTCGAAGTCATCGGGGATCCTGACCGTCTTTTCGTTCTTCCGGCCACAAGCTTCCCGAGGGTTCTTCCTAGCTGTGCAAGTCCACACAAACGAGTACTTCGGACCATAGGTGATGGCACGAAGAATCATGAACATGAAGAACTTGTCACTGGACAAAAGCGTGTTGACATCAACAGATTCTTGGATACACCGCTTCAAGATTGTGTCCACCGCTTCCCCACCCTGTGACCTCGGGTTGGCGAAAACGGCTTCCTCAACCATCGTCATTGGCGTCAAGGTCAACTTACCGCCCGACGCAGGAGATCCCTTTGGGTAAAGGACTCCCCGTGACGGCAGCTTCACCTGCACCGTGGTTTTTGGGATTGGCGTTAAGAAATCGAATTCACCCATTGTGTCCTCCTAATTGGGTTAACTCTTGTCCTCATCTAAAAATACAGCCTGCCTCTTATGAAAGGTTAGGCAGGCTGAAAGTTCTTATAGCGGGCAAGAAAAGATCTTATTGTCAAACTCTATCAGTACGAAGCAATGAACAAAGGTACTGCCTTGTCGAACTGGAACGTCACATTGAGCCGCATGATGTCACCGTTCACATGCGACGGCGCTTCCTGCGAGATATCCTGGGGCCAGATACCGATCAGCTCCCAGGAACGGGCAATGATGCCCTTCACGTCATACATGGTCAGCGTGCCCATGCTCTTGTAGTCCGCCGCGTACCCAATCTCCGAGGTATAGGCGTTGTACACGAGCTGATACCAGCCCTCAAGCATGCTGTAGACACCCATGTTGACCATGTCGCGGTAGACCACTGCCCCAGGCGCGTACAGGGGCCGTCCAGCGATATAGACGGTCTCGTTCATGTACGGCAGGGCCAGTGGCTCACTGTTATGGCTGATACCTAGCGAGGTTTCCACTGACTTCAAAAGAATAGCTGCATCAACGCCACCTGGGACACCACCGGGGAGCGTAAGAAGAAGTTCGAAGTTGTGCCCGCGCTGAGGTTCAAAGCCGCCACCGGGACTGGCAATGTGCTTGGCCCCAAGAAGATCCGATCCGATTGGTTCCCAATATGGCATGTTAGAACCCTCCTATACAGTGTCCACCAAATAAAGCCGTTATCCGAGAATCGCTTCTATGATCTGATTGATGAGTTGAGTGCGTTCATTCTCAATTACTCGCGGTGGGCCAGAACTTGGAACAGGGTTGTCGTAGTAAACAGCGCGATTCTCAGGTTGAACCGGAGCAGTCGCGTAATTATGCTCCGGGAAAACGTGATAATCTCGGTACTTAGCCCGCTCTTGTGCTTGGCGCTTCCGCAACTTGTAAGTGCGATAAGCAAAGGAGCCAGCAGTCAACCCTAGTCCTAATGCCCCTAACCGAATCGCGTTACGCTGAACAGCAGCCTTGCGAATTGCCCCAAGCTTCGCACGTGTTTTTTCTACCTTAGCGAATTCAGTAGATTTTCGTGCAAAATCTTCTGGGCTGAAAGCGTTTTTCCCTTGAGAAAGTGCTGCCGTCAAGGTTTGGTGCCGTTGAAGAAGCGGAGGCAACTTCCCCGGCAAATTCGGATCAATTGGGCGAGTGCGGGTCAGCAGCTTATGGGCAACCCGCATTCGCTTGATATCACGTGGCGTGTCCTTTACCCCCTGGTAAAGAGTCCTGGCCCCTGCCCCAAGTGCCTGCAAGAGGCCAACACGTTGCTTAACACGTTCAAGTAGAGTCATCTGCCTAGCCTTAGTAGATGATCTCGTCGAAGTTGGCACCGGTCGAGGTGATTACGAGATCCACCTGGATGAACTCAGCAGCCTTCACCGGCTTCAGGAAGATCTGCGCGTGCAGCTCGTTCCGATCGATAACAGCCGGAGGGTTGGTGCTCTCATCGCACTTCACCCGGAAGTCGTAGAGACCGCGCCGCTGACGGACATCGTTCAGGTAGGGCACCACGAGGTGGCCGAACAGCTTCCAGGTCTTCTCGTCGTTCGGCTCGAACACGAGGTACTGGGCAGCAGTCGAGATCACCTTCCGGAGATACAGAAGCAACCGGCGAACGTTCACCCGGTCAAGGGCGGTCGGAGACCGTTGCAGGGTCCGCTGGCCCCAAACCACGATCCCCTCCTTGGTAAAGCGCACGATCGGGTTGACCGCATTGCCGTCACCGTACAGGAGGTCCGTTTCACCGGGAGTTGCACCCATCGCCACATCAACACCGGACTTCACCCGACCCCGCTGGACGCCCGCAGGAGCGAACCAAGTCTCAGTGTTGTAGTCGGTAAAGGCATACACCGCGAGAACGTGCCCAGAGGGCGGCGTCATCACGTACTGGGCATTATAGGAGTCGTAGACCTTAACCCACGGCCAATACAGAGCACCGTAGGAGCTGTTAAAGGCCGCATGCTGCCCAACCCACGTACCCTGACCATTGTGCCAGTCCACCACCTCGCTCGGGCGAAGGTTGTCAGGCGGGTCAATGATCGCCATGCAGTCAGCCCGTGTCTCACAGATGTTCAGCAGCTCGTTTACAACCGCAGCATCCGACCATCCCGGACAAGCTAACAAGTTGATGTCTACCGCACCCGGCGAAGCAAAAAGTTGAAGACCGGTTGGCGAGGACAGCCCATCGTCCCACGCTAAACCAATGATGTCCGCAGCGACCACCGCAGCGGCATCCGTATCTCCACCAGTTAGAGCAACTGGAGTCGCTATATTAACCGGAAGAAGGGCAGTCGCAGCCGGAACACCAGCATCCAACGTAACGGTGATGTACTCGGAGTTACCGTTGATCACCGTCTCGATGAATTGCGTGTTGCCAACCGTGTCATCGAGGTCAATGTTGTTCCAACGCTCGACCGACATCCCCTCGTAGTACACCGTGAGCTTCTTGGTCCCTGCGATACCACCATCCTCGATACCGATAGTGATGTTGTTGCCCCATTCACCATCGGAAATGCAGGTAGCCAGGAACCCAGCATCGGTATACGTGTAATCAGCCACATGGTGAGTTGCGTTATCCGGCTCATGACCAGTGTCAAAAGTCGTCGTCCACGCACCAGTCGAATAAGTAATCGTCCCGGTGCAATTCGTCCCCACAAGGATACCCTGCCCAGTAATATCAGTAAGCACAACTGGAGTAGCATCAACAGTGGCGGTTAAAGTAAGCGTGGCCGGTTGGACAGGGAAGTTATCCAGAGTACCGTCAAAAACCTTCAAGATGCCATCAGGAGGAACAGTTTCTGCCTGAACCTCATCCACAACCGGGATACCATACAGGAAAGTATGCGTTGCAGCAGCCGCAGCCGCACCAACTACCCGGACAAACCAAAGCTGACGACCCTGCCGAAGATACTGAAGCGCAGCATACGCCTCATAGCCGATCGTATCGTCAGGCGGGCCGAACACCTCCACGAACTGCTGCTGATTGGTGATGTAGGTCCGCTCATTGGTCGGCCCCTTACCAGTCACCCCCACCATGCCCACAATAGTCGTAGACAGAGCAGGCACATACAGCGAGAGGTCGATCTCCCGAGTGTAAACGCCTGGAGAAACATAGATACCCATAGTAAAACCTCCTAAAGATCCTTATCGCTTCGTGTTACGACTCATCAGTCTCTTCTACAGCTTTCCGCCGCCGAGAACGGGTACGCTTTCGGGGTTGCTCCTCCTCAACTACTGGAATAATCTCTGTAACTTCAGTTAAGTCAGGAAGTTCCACAACATCCAGGATCTTGAATCCTTTCTGCCGTGCTACGTGAAACGTAATCTCATCCTCATTCACGTCAATCGTCTTACCCCGAATGATTTTGTGCTGGACGAACTTCCCCGTTTTAGAGTCTCGAAGGAAGACCGTTCGCATTCGATCTGACTTGCCAATGATGCGAAATCGCGGCATGGACCCTCCTCATTGGTCACACAATAAATCGTTGATAGCAAAGGTCACTCCGAAGATACTCTGCCAAGAAGTCGATCTACAGCAAATCGAAGCTGTTGCTTCGTAAACCTATTACGTCCACCGAAGGCAGGATCATTCGGGTTACCGAGCATTGGTTTGGAGAAACCCCCAATGGCCCCCGAGGTCGTGGTCTCCACAATTCGACTGATATAGTCATCTATATCCTCCGAACGGAGTACCCAGTACTTACCTGCTTTTGCACCTGCTCGAATTCGAGCATTGGTGTCTTTATGGAGTTGCTCGATAGGATCGTTCATTTCCACACCAATACCTGTTCCTGGTCACCGGTTTCCCAGAATGTTGGTTTATCGGCCCACTCAGTTTCATAAGTCTCTAGAATCTCTTGCGAACTCTCTTCGATCATCTCAAGCGTGATCTTCTGTACCGTACGAGTCCAGGTATACGGCAACGGGATCCACCCAAATACATTGACAGTTGCTACCCCACGAAGCTGACGTTGAACCTCACCAGCTTCAAGAACCGAGGTATTGCTCATAACCCCTTGGCTTTGAATATGAACTGTGTTAGTCCCCCAAGGAAACGGGTATTGGATATCTATCCACCATGTCGGGTGAGGAAACTTACGTGCCCACTGTTCGATGATCGAGTTCAATTGGGCTTGCTCTAACACCCAAAAGTCGAACTGATACGAGAAGTTGTAAGGTAGCGGAAATGGCGACTCCAACGTCATATTCAGGTCGTTGGAGTATAGTAACTTTCGCCAGTGGGCATATGTAAACCGAGTCTGGTCAAACGTCACATCCAATCGAGTGACCGCAATGGAGGGCATGATGATTCGTTCATGTTTAGTTGGGGGGTAATCCCCTTCCCACTCAGTTGCCAAACGGTTTGAATCATCTTGCTCATGGAAATCCCGCTCTGTATACTCGCGTCTCGGACTGGCGAATACCTGTGGGATCATCTTCTCCATCAACAAATTGGTAGTCGTATCGTGATAGATCTCCCAAAAGGTGAAATAGTTCATCACAGCAGCATCGGTACGGTAGATAACATCATAGTTTTCTGTCCGTTCCCGAGAAGCTACTTGCACCTGATCCGCAAAACGATCTGGGCGATAGTGACCCGTCATCGATATCCTGCCTTTTTCAGCTCCCGTACGAGGTCATGTCGTACACGTCGCCTCACTTGATAAATCTTCGTACGCCAGATATTCATGGCAGGACGCCAATGTGGCCGAGGGGGCATGTGCAATGTCCCGTACTCCAACCAACGGGCTAGATCCTTCAAGGTGTACTTGCTGCCTGCATGAAGTGGTTCAGCCGGAACCGATACAACCCAAGTCCCATCCGGTTGTTCAATAGGTTGAATGGAGTTCACATACCGCCCTGTGGCGATCAAGATACGCGGGTCCATCCCGAGCATCCGCTTTCGGCGTGCATAATTGGGGCTAAGGGGTACCCAGGCAATGAGCTGGCGTTCAATGATCGCCTTCAAGTCATCAGCGAATTCTTGGGCCATCTCCTGATTGATACCCTTGACGTTCATCCCCTTTTTGTCAAAAACTGCTTGGGGGCGAGAGGTAATCTTCGTCTGGGCTTGGGTAGGCTTCAAAATACGAATTTTGCGTAACGCCGCCAAAATGGCTTTACGAATACGGACTCGAAGTTTCCGTACACGAAAAGCCATCAATACCTCTCAAAGATATGCTTCGTCGCAGTCTTCGGAGTTCCAGTCCGCTGCCAAGGAACAATGTTGTACTGTAAATCGAACGGGAAGTTCCGGAAGTTCATATGGAACCCCTCCGGGTCCGAGTTCATGACCTCCCAATAAGACTCTTGAATCCGTACAACATCTCCAGCAACAGGGATATCCTGATAGTAGTCCAACCCTAACGACTTCAGGTGATCTTCTAACAGCTTCCGGCTGAAGTACAAGAAGATTTGACGGTCCTGTTGCGGGCCTTGTTTGTACAAAGCGACAAGTCCGTTGTCTGAAACGTCAGAATAGCCATGAACAATATACGTGGGAGTGTCAAGGATATCCCGATTGATATCCTCGTGGTAGAGCACATTCTCGGTTTCGGTATGGAAGTGAAGTTTATAAACTTCCACATCGTGCATGAACAGCTCATAGATCTCTTTGTTGAGCTGCTCCATGAGCTTACGATCTTTCGTTGACCCAAACAGAGGGAGACCCATGTGCTACCCCAAAGACGGGATGAAGTGCGGGCTGATCCGCATCAACTCGTCGGTATACTTTGTTTCGTCTTCTTGCCCTTTCTGGCGTTGATACTCCCCATCAAGCTGTACTTGCCCACCGGCCCCAGGAACACCCTGGCCGTACTTTCCACGAATCTGCCCCAAAACTTGCCGACTCTTCGCGAGTACAAGGTTCAGGAAAAGATGCTGATACGGACGGTGGAGATCTTCCAGACCCGTCCAAGGCATCGCCCACATGATCGAAACCTTATATTCTCCTGGGACTGAGATGAAAACTCTGCCATCATCGAGGAGTTCGTAGCCTTCTTCCGTACCGAAAGTACGCTGCATCACCTCGATCCAGTGCTTCATAAGGTGATAAGTCTGGATGTCAACTCCACCCATACCGCCATAGGAGATGAAGTAGAAGGGGTTGAACACATCCTCTAATCCTGAGCCTAATTCTGACTCGTAACGGTTAAACTCAACCCCCAAGACCCCCATACTACCGTCAGGGGCGTCCACTAAATGATATCCTTCAGACAGAATCGTACCCTGGTAGTATTCTTTGGGGCGATACTTCTGGAAAAGCTCGATAACATCGTCAATACAATGCTTAATCTGAGTCTCGTCCAGTTCTACATTCACAGTCGGGTCACCGAGCTTTTTCTTAACCCAGTCAAAGATATACTTCTCGGTGAAGTTCGCAGGCGTCGTCATAGCCTACTCCTTATCGAAACCGTAGTACTCCCACAGGGCCGCAAACATCCCACCGCGTGTCGTTTCCTCATTGAAACTGTTGAAAATATCAAGCATTTCAGGCTTCAACACACAACCTTTTTCTCGAACTTCCAATACACGGGCGTAGATCTCGGGACGAGTGGCTTTCCGTAAAGCGGACCTTGTAATCCCGAGAGCAATCAATTCTGGGATCTCCTCAGCAGGCACAGCCTCTTCCTCCACTTCATCTCCCGCGAAGGAAACAGGGTCAACAGAGTCAACTGCCGCTGGTACAACAACTTCCGGCTCAGGGGGAGTGAGCGTTTGCCCAGGAAGAGTGGTCAGTTCCAGCTTAGGAACCTCGATTTCCGGGAGAACTTCCTTGGCCCCACCCTCTTCCACCTTCTCATAGAGAAGTGTTGGAGGGTCTTCTTGGATTGCTGGGGAGAGAGGCATCCTATTCTTTAACCGAGGACCAGCAGTTGGGTCCGATCGCATAGGCAGCCCACCCGTAGGATCGGGGCGTAAGAACATGGGGCTATGCGGGAAGATATGCTTCGGGGCCTTTGTGTTCTCGACAGGGGCTTCCTTGTACCACTTGGAGGAGATGAACCCGGCAATGAACTCCGGGTAGCACTTGACCACGTCACCGGGCATGATTGGGAAAGACACACCATTAAAACAGACGTTAGTCGGCACCTTGCCGAAATACACGAATCGTCTCATTTCACTCATGACAACCTCCGTTTCCAGTCAATAAATACAAGGCCCCCTGCATCTTACAGGGGGCCGGAGATTAACAGACTAAGAACGACCACTACACAACGGTGTAAGTCACGGTCCCCGTCGCGTAGAAATCACCATTAATGGCCTTCACACCGTACTGGGACATCATCCCCTTGCGGTTCAGCATGTCATCCAGCACGTAGGTCGGGGTGGTGTACAGCGGAACGTACGGAGCGAACACATACCCGGCCTCAAGGAAGGAGTTGCCCTTCCAACCGACGAGGAACGTGTCAGCGTCCATGTACGGATCCTTGTAGATCGACCACCGGCCCTGAAGGGTACCGACGAACACGACGCCATTACCGGCCACAGCCTGCGGACGGAACCCGTAGAGGGACTCGACCACGTTGCTGACGTTGGTGCCGCAAACCACGAAGTTACCAGTACCCCGACGAGTCGCCCGGAAGATGAGGTTCGAAGCCTCGATCAGGGCGTCGATGAAGGTCTGCTTGTGGTCGTTGTACGACACGGCAGCCGGAGCGGGCTTGTTCCAGGTCACAGACCCGGCGCTCGCGATGGTGAACAGGTCGGAAAGGATGCGCCGGTCGATGTCCCAGCGGATCTTCTCGGACAGGAGGGCAACCAGCTCGCTCTCGGCGTCCATACCATGAATCGCCTTGAGGTTGGTAGCCGCCTCAACGGACCAACGAGCACGCAGCTTGTGGGGAATCGCCCGCACCGGAACGCTGGACAGGTTGATGTCCACGATCGGGATGTTGGCCGAACCCTCGGAATTGTAGTAGTAGTTGCAGGTAATGGCCGTCGCAGCCTTCTGGGCAGTACCCAGCGTGAAGGTGGTAACCACACCAGTCGCATAATTGATGGTCGGAGCGGGGGAAGCAGTGTTCCCGCTGAACGTGAAACCACCAACACCATTGTCCGTCGCGGTCCAAACCACATCCGTACCAGTCACAACACCCGACATGGAGAACGTACCGGGACGAACGGAACCGAAATCAGCAGCCGAAGCCGGGATAACAGTCTGACCGCCAGCATCCGCCGCAGTCACCAGAGTCTCACCGGTAATCGCCTCGGACGAGTACTGGTCGTCAGCGAGGTGGCCCTTACGGGCACTGAACATGGTGTCACCAGCGGTAACACCACCCTTGGTCGTACCATAGACAGCGTCAAGGTAGAACACAAGGGAAGTGGGGCCAGTCATCGGCTGCACAGAGACGATGTCCTTGGCAATCAGGTTGGGGAATACCGCACGAACGATCGGGAAAACAAACTTCTCGAACGAACCGATGCTCTGGATCCGCACGTCCTCATCGAGCATGTCGATGTAGCGGCGCTCGTTCTCCAGGAGAACAGCGGTCAGTTCGCGAGTGGCCTTATCCTCGATCGACTCGACGAGCGGACGCCACTTACCATTGGCAAGTGCCCTTCCCATTTCTCCCATAGCGTGGAGTTCTTGAGTCATGATCGATCCTCCTTAGATCTTATCGCCAACCAATGGCTAGTTAAGTCCGGTACTCTTGCGGACACTCTCAGCGAGTTCCTTATACCGAAGCATGTTCTTGTCGGGGCCGTCACCATCCTCGCTCAGAAGCTTCTCGACTTCCGCAACAGCCTCATCGAGCGACTCTTCCTTCTTGCCCTTCTTCTTCTTGGGCTTCTCGTCCTCGTCGTCCTCGTCGTCATCCTCATCGTCGGACTCCAGCCGCTGGAGAAGGTTCTCCATCAGCTTGTTGGCCCGCTCCTCACCACCAACTGCCTCTTGCAGGAAGTGGTAACGGGTAACCGTCTCTTGAATGATGCCGAGAGCCGCCTCGTACTTGAGCGTAAGATCGTCGCTATCGTCCGACTCTTCCAGTTGCGCAGCCATACCCTCGATCAGCTCCGCCGCCTCTCCAACTTGACCTTCCAGCTCCTCGATATAATCGAGCAGATCCTGAACGGTAACGGTCTCTCCGCTATCGTCGTCGGCGCTGGTATCGTCATCCTCTTCGAGGTCGTCCGGAGAGATCACCCCGACTTCGAGGGCCACATCGACCAGCTCGTCGTCGTCGAGGGCTTCAAGATTTTGGCGCAGCTCATCGACTTCCGCCGCGAGCTGCATTTCCGCTTCAGTGGCATCCACCGTAGCTTCCAGCTCGGCTTCCTGGAGTCGATCCTTAATGAATTGAAGCCTATCCATGGGTTCCTCCTTAACACTAGTATTCGTGGGCCGAATGATTACGGCCTCAAGACTCTCTTCGACTTTCTTCAACAACTCTGCCACGATCGTTTGGTGCTCAGGTGATTCAGCAGCCAACCGAGTAAGTTCGCCACTGAGAACGAGAATGTGCTCATTCAGGCTCGACCGCATTTTCGGTGTAATGGCATCGAGTCCTTCGACCAGATTATGAAGCTCGATAACCGAACGAGCTAACGTATTGAAGTCGATGTTAGTATCAAGACCTTCCTCTAACGTTGCTAGCTCTTTTTGGAGCCTGTTAAAGAGGTCAACATCCATCACATCGACAACTTCAACTTCAGTTGAAGCATCCGTTACGTCTTCGGTCTTACTCCCTCGCCGACTAACTTCCCCCGCAAGGCGGGGGAGCGCACCTGGAGTAGAAGGTCGCGCTACAAAGTCGAATGTGCTGAGCTTGAAGTCCTCCTGAACTACACCGTTCTGAACACTCCCGGATCCACGGGAACTGATGCCCACTTGAGCACCGGATTCAAAGAGTGTCTTCAGAATTTGTCCGTTTGGAGTGCCTAGAACTTCGGCAACACCGATAACCGAGCCGTCATCCTGAAGATTCAAACCCGTCACGATGTGGGACACACGCTTAAGGGAGGTTTTCCCATCCGAAGGGTGGTCCAGTTCACCGAACATCGCCCGGTTTGTTAAAGACTCGGTAACACGCGGCTCTTTAAGTTCTCGTTCCCAGATGCTACGCGGGTAAACCCGCTTGTTGGCGTTCTCCACGTCTGACCGCTGGAACACACCCTCGACACGAAAACGCCCATTAGCAGATTCCAGAATCTGGTAGCTGAAGGGCATGACTTCGATCAGGTCTGTCATCAGCGATCTCCTAGAAATACGTCGTGGTCCACTCACCACGTTTCATGGCAGACACGTCAACACGAATTTCGGCTCGATGAGGATCGGCAGTGTGCTTATACAGCACCCATTTGAAACTCCCGAGCATATGCTCAAGAATCGTCCAGTCCTCTTTGTCGATATTGAGGCCAATACGAGCAAGTTCGAGCTGCCACTCAGTTGGATGCTCGTAAATATTGTACCAATCAGCCGGTTCGGACAGATCACCGGACGTGTGGTGGGCCACATGAAGCTCAGTCGTGTCATCTGGCAACATCGAGTTGTCCATCGCAAGATGGAACCGAGTCACAGATTGACCCGGAACAACTTTAGCCTGAGTGACACGACGAGGTTCCATAGGTTACGGAACCATCGCCCAAATCGCGTCGTAGTGAACCATCGCGGCGACAAGGTCAGTCAGCAGGTTATCGAGCGCCGTAGCAAACGCCGCATCGTCGCCCGCGTTGTGGACAACCTCGGGAACAGTTCCCAGGTCGTCGATGATCTTCAGGCCCTGAATACCAGCCCAAATCTGGTAATACGAAAGCTGAAGGGTTCGCTCAGCCTGATCCGTTCCCACCCGCAGCTCAATGGTGGCCGGAAGGCTTTGCAGGTCCATGTTCGGATAAGTCATGTGTACCTCCTATGGTATTGCCCGAAATGGGCATCAGTTCCCAATCAGTCAATAAGGAGATACAGGTTGAGATAGAGGGAGTTTACGACTGCTTTTTCAAGGATCGTTGCAGATCCTCGTATAGAGAGGAAGGAATGATGCCAACTCTGATCTCGGCGTTTAACGACAATGGGATATTGCGCAACTTCATGTTGTGAATGTTTCCCATAATGTCATCTACACCTATTGCCCATTTTCGGAGGGTAACCCCAGGAGGCGGGGTATCAGCTTCCCACAACCGTTTCTGAAGAAACCAGTCTTTGATAGCAGCTTGTTCGGTGAAAAAAGCTTCCCGTGCTACTTGCTGCAATGGGTCAACGTCCCATGCATAAAGAGTGACCTGAATATCCTTTTTGCGGGTGATGGCTTCGATAAGTTTGACTCGTGTATCGCTATCCATCTCAACCTGAGATAGTTTCAATACTTTCCATTGTCGGCGAACACCCATTAATAGACTCCGCCCCCCGGCCACTTCATACCGCTCTTCTTGGCGTATTTCTGGAATAGCCTAGCCTGCTTTCTACGGGACATCATGTCGTACACCTTAACAGGTGCTCCGGCACGCTCAACTCGGGCTAGGGTTCCACCTAGCGCAGTCCACAAAATCAGCAGGATCTGAGCAGCTCCGATGTAGCCCCAAAAGTGGGCCAAAGGTACTTTGTCTGTTACGGCGTCCAAAGGGCCGAATACATACTTCTTGAAGAATTGGCGTAACTTGCTTGGCGGAGGCTTAGGAGGCATCTTCTTAGCTTCATAAGCTGCCCGCGCCCAATCCGTCTTTTCCAGTACAGCTTCGATGGTCTTAAGATCAGGCGGTTCCAGTTCTCGGTCTTTTGCCACCCGGTCCACAACCGCTTTCACGTAAGGAGACATGGCCTGAGCCACATGTGCGTTGAAAGCTGATTTCGTAGTCACCGGGGGCAAGAAATTCGGGTGCCCTGGGTAAAGCTGATGGGCAGGGATCGGCATCGGCTTCGGGGGGATAGAACGATATGGCACTCGTTCTACAGCCTCTTTCAGTAGACCCTGAATGTCATTTGCTTGTAGCCGTTGTACAACTTGCGGGAGGTCATGCACGATATTAAGGGCTGTATCTTCGTCACAATGGCAAACTCGCATTATGAGGTCGGATAACCTATCCGCCCTTTCAGCGACTTCATTGATAGCTTCAACTTGTTCCGGGTGCATGAAACTAAATGTCCATCATATCTGATTCAGGAAACAAGTCGTTATACTGGCGATAAGAATCATTGATAGCCGCTTGAAGCAAGGGCAGGTTCCCTTCGAATGCCTTGAGTTCTTCAGCGTCAACCAATGACCCAAGTGCTTTCGGACGGTGCTTCAACGCTGATTCATAATGTTCTTGGTTGAAGTTAATTGTTACCTTTGTAGGGGTAACATGGAAGTCCAGAACATCTTTAGCATTATGAACTCCATATTGCCGAGTGTATTTACTCGCATAAGCTACAACTTTTACTAACTTCTCTTCAATGTTCACATTCTTGGTAGGAGCATGTTCAAATCTTCCACCACCAACCGGGTAAGAGGTACTAACTTCCGGAGTGTAGTTGAAGTTTTGCATTCTCTTTTGACCAAATTTTGAAGTTTTCATCTGCTGGAAAATGTTACTCAGCACAACCCCGATCGTCACTTGAAACGCAAACTGAACACTAGAGCGCAACACGCCCTCAGCAGCTTGAACACCTTCCTCTTTCACAATTTCCTTGATCCTGGGGATCAAACGGTGCTTCACCCAAGTTTGAATGGCTTGAGGGGATTTCCCGTTCCCCGTTTCACGAATCAAGCTTCGTGCTGTAGCCGGATCAGAGACGTAGTCTTCTAACTCTTGAGCCGCATGAGAGTTACTCGGGATCTCCAACTTAGACCGAAGAACCGGTAAGAGTTGATCTCTCATCCGTTCAGTAGTTTGGCTCGCAATTTCATCAGCTAAATAATTTTCCCGAGACGTAAATTTTGGACGAGGACCACGCGGACGACGCTTTCGGGGGAGAGGCGGAACTCCCGCATGAGGATACCATTCTTGCAAGTTATCCTCTGGAGTATCCTTCGCTTCCAAATTCAACGCCGTCTTCAACCGGGTTAACGACCCTGAAGGAGCGGCCATGAACATGGTCATCCGCCCCGAGGTGTAATGGTGCCCCTTGATGAACAGCGGAGTGAACAACTGCCGCCAAAAGTTCAGCACTTCTTTACGGACAAGACGGGCAGACGGCATATCGTTTGCCGGTAGGACAAACAAGATCCCATGCTGGCGGGCCAATGCCTTCACAGCAGCCGGAAAATCGCCTCGAAAGTAGTTGTGGTTCTTGATATGACGGCGATCTACTACAACCTCGGCTACAAAGAACGCCTGTTGGACATCGACGCCATGCTGCCGAATCTCGGACACAGACGGTACTGTAACCCGTCGATACTCGATATTGGCACGAACCTCATGTTCTGTGGCCCCAAGCTTGGGGTAGTAACCATGCGGGAAAATCGGCACTTCGACTGTAATTGGACTCTTCTCATTCATCCAATACCCACGGAGCATCATGTCCGGATTCTGAAACTCAGCAAACCGGGCTGCTTCAAGGGCCGTCCGCTTCTTCGGTACGGTCTTACGTGGTGCCAGTCGTGCCATTAATGCCCCCGCAAGTACCCACGCCGCCAATCATCCGCAGGGTTGGCTAAACGGGCCTTCACTTCCTGATACCGCTGTGCAAGTACATTCTTTCGACGCTTCGGCCAAGACTCCTTGGTCGTTGGATACATGCGATTGTGGAGGATAGCTGTATCCGGGGGCATAACCACCCCTGCCGAGTCGAATCCTTTTAACCCAGGTGGGTCAGTGTAAAACCCCTTCATGAGCCGATCTTGCTGGCTAGGAGTTGACATCTTCTGGCTCAACTCGAACTTCGTATCCCGTGAAAGCTGCGGCATACTGCTCCCCCGCAACTTCGGTAACGGACTTTGGAGATACGCGAAGTACAGCGAGTCCAGGAACTGCTGCGGCCAAATATGCAGCAGGGGGCGGACATACCCCGCATGTCCAGTCCACAATAACGCGATCGGGGCTAAAACCTGCTTAACTAAAAGATTCCAGGTATTGAACTTACCATAATCCCGACCGTACGTATGCTGCTTCTGAATCGCAGCCAACCCGAGCTGCTCGGACATCCGCATCACTTCATAGTCCGTACGATCTAATACTGGAAGCGTAGCTTGGCGGACAAGCTTGGTGATCTTCTTGTCCCCAAGCGACATATTCTGGGTCTCTACCGTGTAGAGCTTCTTACGCGCCCTGTTCATCATGTCGGCGATTTTGCCGGTTCGCGCTGGGTCCGTACGGAGCATTTTCAATGTTCCGTCATCGACAAGATGATTACGTTTAAGAAACTCGATGTTGTTATCCCAAGCGAGGTCAAACTCAGCTCGGGCTTGAGCAACTTTTCTGATGTCCCTTACACGATTTGTAAGCTCTCGGGTAAGAGTCTCTAAACCAGAAGTATCGTTAACCGCCCAAAGCTGCTTGGCTTTGGCTATCAGTTTTTCGGGGCTATTCAGCTCACCATCTCCGCGATAGAAAGTTCGTTTCTCCTCGGGGGTTAAGCTGTTGAACTCTGCTTCAATCCTACCAACAGTTTGTTCATAATTACGAGTATCCCCTGCGGCTTGGGAGAACCCGCTAGGATGCTTTGTTCGTTTGGATGTTCCAGTTGTTCCAGTTGACGATGTTTCAGCATCCGTGTCCATTTGGATACGGTGCCCTACATCAGTCACAACCTGCTGTGCCGCTGTTTTACTACCAGGAGGCGGTGGAGGAGCGCCCGCAGCCGATTGCTCTGCTGACCCGGCATCATGTGGCCCCACTCCAGGAGCAGCATGTGCAGATGCTCCTACCGGTTCAGTCCCTTGGCTCCCTCCACGCGGTTCACTTAAATCACGCTCTAAACCTGAGTCAGGAGCATTCTTAAGATCTACATCTCGTGTACGCCAGTCCCGGAATTCCCCCATGTCAATGTATTGGTGCATAGCATCAAACATTGCATCCGTTACATGACGGTAATCTGTCTTAGTCCCACCTTCGATCTTAAGTCCTAATGATCGACGAAGATAGGCGTCAATATGAGCTTGCAGATTACGTAACTCTTGATGTTGTTTGTCAACTGTTGCTTGACGAGCACTCCATGACGCAGGAGGAGGAGGCATCGCCGCTTTAATGTTAACGAAAGTTTCAAAACTATCAGCAAACGTCTGCTGCGCTTCCTTTGACTGCACATCCTTATTCTGTAAAGCAAGGACAGCATTTAAGGCTATCTGGTTCGCAACAGGTAAAGCTCGTTGCTGCCGAACCGGCAATGGCGGCAGCGGATCGCCTCTATCTGGAGCTGACGGTTCTGGTGCCGGGGCAGTCTTTTTTCCGCCACCTTTACGAGAAGAACCTACTTCTATAGCTTGTGCCTTACCACTAAGGAAGTCGTTCAGCTCTTTTTCAGTGTCAACAGTAGACCCATTCTTTTTCTTAGGAGGTGTCGTCTTCTTCTTAGGGGGGGCGGCTGCCTTCTTTTCAGAAGGCTTTTTTGCCCCACCTTTTGCCTCTAAGAGAGCTTGAATACGCCCCCCTTTTTTGCCCTCGGTGAGGGCTTCAAGGCGAGGGGGCTTAGTCTTCGGTACTATCCCAGTCGGGTTAGTGCTGGCAAAGACTCCCTTTGTCAGGTTGTTCATGTACTTCTTGCATTTGCGGTAGTTGAACCCGACAAAAGGACACATCGCTCCGTCCAGCGAACAGAAAGCGCCCTGTTGCTGGTCGAGAAAGGGGCACATCTTCTGAGCATCAGTTTGCGGGAGAGCCGTACCCGGTCCTCCCTGATCCCCGAAAAACAAACCCAGATCGGGGGTAGTGTTATCACCAAACTTTGCCATCAGGCCCCCGCGATCAAGTCATATACCGCAGCTACCGTGCAAGTAATCGTCAAGTTGGTAACCAGCGTGTTCATCAGAATCAACATGCCGCTTGAGGTCAAGTTAAACGTAGCTGTATGCGAGGTATTATCCGTAACATTCACAGCTATCGTACCGCTCGACAAGGACAGCATAATGACCGTAGCCTTATTTCCAGGAAGGTCGGAGAAGTTGACTTCATGGGTGTTGTTAACAGCGATAGACGACTGAGCACGGTTCATCAGCATCGTCACTGAAAGAGACGGCGCAATGCGAACCAACTCCCGTCGATCTACAGCCGTCGAGTAGTAAACCGACCCGTCAAACGAGAGGGTCGGCATAGCTTAACTCCCAAACAGATTCGAGAAGTCCACGATCTCGCTAACGTCAGCCATCACAGTAGCGAAACGAGCTTCCCCTTCAGCGGCGTTGATCTTGCCCGCACGAAGGTCGCCAGCTACCTCGGCCAGCTCGTTATAATGCAGGTGAAGCATCCGCTTCTGCCAAACTGGCACAGCCAGCGCATAGCACGAATTCAGTGCTTCGACAGCCGTGTCAATCCGCTCCAGCAAGTCACCAGTCGGAAGCGCAGTTGGGTTCACCTCGACGTTCTCCGAGATAACCGCGTCGATATCCTGAAGTTCCTCATACCACATTTTCATAGCGTCATCTCCTTCGCCATAATGGTGGGTATCCCACCCGCGTGCTGTCGTATCCCGATCAGGATCCTCATCCGAACCATACAACAGCGCGTCTACAGCTAAAGCTACAGCGTCATCATTCGTAATCTGAGCAGCGCGTTGTAATGGCTTCCCCAGCATGATTACTCCTCGTTAGCCAGTACCTTCACGAGGTTCTCGTGGAACATGTCCAGCGCATTGCGCTGAGCTTCCACCAGCTCTTCGTTCTCCTGCACGTCCTCCAGCGCCAGAATACCCTCAGCCAGCTCGCTATCGGACATCTCCTCCAGCTCGGGGTCTTCCTTCGCTTTCGCGACATACTCATCGATCACAGCACGACGATTCACTTCCGCCTCGATGAGATCACTGATCATCGAAGCGTAAGTGTTTAACAGGTCATTGACCTTGGCAACCGCAGGCAGCTCCACGATACTCTCGAAGATGCTCGGCTCTTTCTTCTCTTCCTCGGTCACTACCCACTGAAAATACAAAGTGTCAATTGGGGTCATGGTAAAATCCTCCTAAGTTCCTACCCGCACACCTAATAAACCCTATAAAGCGAATCTCTTCGGTAGAATGCTTCATTCACTTTAGGACGTGACTTCTTTTGTCTTACCCACACCTGATGATTGATGAGTTCCTGTTTGTTCCTTTCCCAAGCGTTCCCCCACTTGTACCCAATATATTCCGTAGCTGGGTTTTCCTTGAGCTTCGCCAGATAAGCTTCTGCATTCTGACGGGCTTCTGCAACTGTTCTCCCCATGACTTTAAACAGACGGCGAGTGGTTAACGTCTTACCTGGAGCAAGAGGAACTCGTTGACCCTTTCGATAAGTTTCTAACCCTTGACGGCCTATTGCCTGATCAGGGATATACACCGCCCCCATGGCATACCATATGTCTGGTTTCCCTGTAGGCTGTGCCTGTTTCAGATAATCTTGGAGTCGTGATGCAACCCCTCTAGGCGCAGTAGGTACTCCTGCTTCTAGTGGTGCATGCTTGTCGTAATATCGTAAACAGTAAGCGATACCAAGGGGGATAATAGTATGAGGGTCATAGACTTTCTGGTTGTTGACCATTTTTGCCATGCTCAACCCAAAAGTATCCCTTGGCCCCATAACACGTTCCGGCCCATTAGCCAGCCAATGTTTAGCTTCACGTAACCACTGATCCCGATCAGGTTCTCGTTGCTCAGGGTGAGTTGGGTCATAAGGTAACCAAACTTCCCGAGCCACGTCATGGGGCATGTGTGGAGTATGGAGCCATATCCACTGCTTATTACGTCGTTTAGAGAACTCATCAAATAGATGCCGCGCCATCGCCGAACGCGACATCAATAACTCAGGATTCGGGACATCCGCTACAAGTAACTTCGGATGGGAGAAATCTTTCCCAAGCAAGAAGTTACGCATAAGATTAGTGTCAGCCGTCTGGAGTTCTAATCGCCAAGGACGAAACTGGGGAACCTCTACTTTGGGAGTTTTTAGCTGTTCAATAGGAACCGCTCCTAGTTGACTATCGTCCAAGTACACGAGGCTACGATGCTTTTCCCCCGGCCAAGGCAGCCGCCTATGCTCAAGCCGAAGCATGAGCCGAACGTACTCTCGTCCTCCTCGTGACTTTGGAGAAGGGTAACTCAGCGTGTCTATAGTCTGTCCTACTGCCCGTAGGAAGAAGACATGCCGCTCAACAACAATAGCCATTATTTGAACCCAAGCATCCGGGCAAACCGATGCTCGCCCCCAACCGCTGCACGTTGAGCCGCATACTCACGAGTAGTAGGATGGTGCCGTGGTGGCTGGAATCGAGTTCCCTTTGGCCCTTCATGTGCGATCACGATAAAATGAGCCGCTGCCCACTGTGCCAACAAACGAGCGTTGAGATCAGGGAAAACCCGTTGCCGGGTAAACGGTGAAATCGCCAACATCTGCTTACCCAGCTCCTTATTCAACACTGAACGACGGAGCAGCCGATACAGGATCATCAGCTTGGCGATATCTTCCGAAGGAGCCTTGATCGTCAAGAAGATATTCCGAAATCCTGTAGACCCGATCGGAGCCTGGAACTCAGTCATCTTAATCTTGTAGATAAGCTGCGGTTCCTTGTACGCTCCACCTGCTGCCGTCTCCCGGCGCACATAGTCCAAATAGAGTTGTTGACGCCGTGCCATATCCGAACCCGTCGTACGGTGCTCTAAGTCTACGGCGGCTACGACATCCTTTAAGAGCTGGGTTAAAGCGTCTTCGGACTTCTCCATGTTCAAAGCCACTGCCTTCAACCAATTAGCGTACATCTCCTTACGCTTCTCCGGGCTTTGTTCGTGCTCAAATCCAGTCACAGCCCGGTAAGCTACGTTTCCCGCATCCGTAAGGATCGTCGTAATCTTTGGTTTCCACCGTTCACCGATCTGGGATAAGTAATATTCTGGACCAAGCGGAGTCGCTTTCTCCATGTTCAATAACTTGAACGGATCTACCTCTTGAGAGGCTTTCTCGTACGGGTTCGTCATGAACTGCACTCCCATAGAACGAGGCATCAGCCCCATCTGCTTGAGAGTGCCTTCCCCCTTAATATTCTCTGGATGCTCATCAGGCAGCCCCTTACTTTTAACCCGCTTTAACATCTCTCTAGGGCTACCAGCTCCCTTCAATCGGCTCAACATTGTAGGATCGGAGATGAGTTGACGGGCAGTTCCATCCCGTTTCAGAAGGTTGAACTCCTTCTCTACAACAGATGGCGGCATCGCCACAAGCATCACGAAAGCATCGTACGTGACACCGTCAATCTGAAAGCCATGGGTTGTGCGGCGAACGTTATTCGGGTACTTAGCATTGAGCTTATCCCGAACTTCAGCATCGGCCAGAGGAAGAGGCCGAACTAACCGAGGGTAAGGAAACGGCAGCGCCGGGTTACCCGCAATGAACTTCCAATCTGACAGTGGCGCACGCTTCCCCGTAGAGTATCTCGGGTTCGTGACCTTGTAATCCGGCCAATGAGTCCGTAACAGCTTCTCCAAATCGTTACGAAGAACCTTCGTAAGTGTCCGATGAGGAGGGATAGTTCCCTTGGTGGACTTGATCACATTGATCGGAACCATAAACGTTGGCGTAGCTGCCGCATCTGACATCCCGTATGCCAGCGCGTACTGAATGAGATAGACCCCCCACGGTTCAATCGGGTTACCTTTCTCATCCCGCTCACCTGTGAACTTACGAGTCCGATTCAACGCCATAGCACCCGCGATATGATCCCGCCCCGGTGGGTGCTGTTGAAGCTTGAGCATCGTCTCTTTGTCTTTGGCCGACATGTCGTGCAGTGACGACAAGTTCAACCCGAGTTTGGTACTGGCAGTTTTCTGCACCCATGCCCGATACTTGTGCCAGTCAGCCGGGTCGATATTCTCCGGTACGTCCTTATTCGGGTTGTAAGGGACTACATACTTGTCCGGAGAGACACCGAACCATTTTGCAATAAGAATTGGGAAAGCTCGTTGTCCCTGATCTGCATGCCGCCAGAAAGCCAGGACAAGATCATCTTTTTGCTTGATAATATCCCTAGCTTCTGGTCCTGCATGATGCTTGCTAAGTTCATTTTCGGACATGATTTCGTTTGCGTTACTACCAAGCTTACTAGTAATGAAAAAGGCGATAGTAGGCCGATCTCCGGTCATTACCGCGTATTGGTATGCTGCTTGAAGAAACTGACTCCGATTCGCATACCAATAAGTTTGGCCCCGTGAATCCCTACTCAATAGTGGATTGTCATAATGGATACCGAATGTAATCTTGTAATGAGCATTTTCCAATAACGGAGCAACCGGTGCCACAGGGAAAAAGGTGTTAAAATCACGCTGGTCTACCGGTTGTTTCTCCGGTTTCTTGACTGAGCCGTCTGACTGTAACCATGCTCGGTACGCAGGATCTGCCGTTACAGTATCGAAACGATACTCACTACTTTTGATCGAACCGACTACCTTACTTCTCCCCTCAGCAAATCCTCGAAAAGGATGTTCCCCCGTATCTCTCTTCATTTCACCCGGAGGAGCTACACGCTTTCTATCTGGATGAACTACAGCGTCATATTGATGGCGTAAAGGAGCTTGTTTGAGCAAACTCCCAATGAGTTTTTCTGGGCCTGTGGCCTCTCTTTTCACAAACTCGTCAAAAAGATCCCAAGCATAGGCGGTATAGAGCTTGTGTAACGCAAGCCGAACATCTGGTTGATTGCTCCTGATCGGAGTCTGCATTAGGTGTTGATAGTCACTGGCAGTTAAAGCGTTCCTACGCTCACCGCTAGCGTACTCGAACGGGGGGTCTTCGTGCTCAACAGTCAGAACCAACTCGGTAGGGGCATGCCCTCCCGGAGTAGATGCTTCATGGACACGGTATTTGATAACCCCTAAGATCTGCTCTTTCCAATACTTAGACTTAATATCTGAGGTTATTTCCTTGAGATAGTGTGCAACGGTTTCCTTACTCGACTTGTTCGCAATAAATTCTTCACACCGTGTCCAAACTTGGTTTACAATAGTATCCCATGCAGCACGGTCTAAACCACCAACAAGATAGACATAAAAGTAGCGGACCAAATGCCCCCTACTGATAGCTGAAGTAATGACCTTTTCGTATGTTTGGCGAGTTAAGGCAAACGCAAATTGTCGTGAAATTTGCTCAGGCATATTACCATCAGGAATTCCCTGTACGTAAACTTTTAATGGAAACTCCTGGACTAAAAATGCCTGTAATATAGCCTTCGCGACAAAATTGTTCTTAGCGATAGAACGAAGTTGATCTTCATCCTGGGTGTAAGCTTCTCTAAACTTCTTGTAAACCTCGATAGTATCGAAAGGTTTCCAATTCATCTTAGGCTTACTGTTCTTAGCGAAAGGCGCAATGACTTTTGCTGCTGCTTGCCCTGTCGGAGGAGTTTTTGTAGCCTCCAACAGCTCTTCGAGATTGGCGTACGGTCCAAACATGCTTCACCGCCGCCCGTAACGAGAAGGCATAGGGTGCATTGTCCGTCGTCGTTGCATCACAATACGCCGTACTCTCTTAGCCTTGGGAGAACGCTGATATTTCCGTGCTGCCATCAATCGACTTGCTCGATGTGTCCGTGCAACACGTTTCATAAGCTGAGAGCGCCGAGGATCTTTCCGCCCAAATTTACGAGTAGTAATTCGAACCCCACTAATCGTACGCCGAACACGATGAACTGCTTCAATGATCGGGAGGAACTTATCCCCTTCTTGGAGTAAACGGTCTTCCTCCAAAAGCATCTTCGCGATCTGTTCCTCGGTGAACCCCGAGGTCAAGGTATCTTCGATAAATTCGTCTAATATGTGTAGAAAGTCCATATTCCGACTCCTATCATCTAATGAATCCCAAAGCTTACCCTTTTAGGGCCTGCAACCCTCGGAGCAGTTCCTCCCGAGTTGGAGCATTTTTCTTCACACGTTGATAGTCAAGCACCGAAGTCTGGGCAATCCTCAGATGACAACGGCAATTGCTCCTACATTGGGTATCGCCACTCGCAGGGATTGTCGGTAAATTCGCTTTGGTGAACGGACTTTTCGACGCGAGGTACAAGCAATGTTTACAGTGCTCAGACGGAGTCGTCTCCCAGTAGAACAACGTAGAAGGAGCCGTCACAAGCACTCGGGATGTGTTGTACATCGCCTTCAGGCTCTGCACATACATCTCCACCCGACGCTTAGGGTCCATCTTGGTGGTCCCTTTGCGTACCGCGTCCATGAAGTTCTTCCAGAAGTTGAACTCCTTCTGGAGAAACGTCTCTAACCACCGTTTGTCCTCATCGTTCATCTTGGGTAAGGTGGTTGTGAGCGTATGCCCCTTCATAGCCTTCATCCCGAGCTGAAAGGCTTGGGTGTAGAAGCGGCGGAAGATGCCCTTCATACGCCGGTTCGTCAACTCTTGATTTTGGCTAATATTCGTGAAGACATCGAGCAATTCACGACGAAACTGTGCCTCAAGACGGGCAAACTCCGGATAAACGAAACGCTGCCCTACGTCCTGTAGCGTCTGCTGATGGCCTGGACGTAAGGCAGCTTGAATCGTTGAAACCAGAGCATGGTGCCGCCAGGGGTTCTGTGCCCTAGCATGGTCACCGATGTTCTTGGCTTCAAGAAGCGTCTGCATCGTCCTTGTCGTCATCCGTCTCTGGGGCCTTGTTGCCGTACCAGTCGTTCTCGTTGTAGTGAGGATGCGTGTGCTTAAAATGCTTCGCCATCTCGCGATCCATGTTCTCGAACGGCTCATCCTCTTCCGGGGGAGTTCGGAGATGCGGGAGCTTAGGGTTGTCCATTAAAGTCCTCCTCAGTGATACCAAGTTGCTCCAGGAACTTTTGAACCCGGTGGTTCAGCTCCTTGAATGGGTTAAAGCGAACAAAAATCTTGAATCGTGTTGTATGTACTTCGGAAGTCAGCCCTGAGCGCACTTTACGCGGTGGCTTACAATCCGGGTAAAAACGACCAAACCCCTCTAAATAAACATCTTCACCATTCGCCAAAGCTATGCTGACTTGTTCGAACATCCGATTCATCAACAGCATGATTTGAGCTTGGGTAAGACGGGGAATAGCCGGGTTGTTCTCAACGTCAGCTTGGATACGAGTAGCCAACTTCTGAAAGGTAACGGACACCACTATCCTCCATTGGAACTACTCCACGAGAAGTTCAGTCTCTGTGATCTTCTTGATGGGGGCATTAGATGAACGACTATATTGCTGCGCTGCACCTTCGAGCCATTCAACCGGGATCTGATGCCGCTCAGACTCTAACAAAGTCATAGATAAATCCGCAGGCTGCCAATTAGCGAGGATATCCCCGATGCTATTGATATCTTCCTCAACTACATTTCGCTGAAGCAGCCTATCAACTACACCCTCGATAATCTCCTCATGGGTCTTCTTTTTGGCTGTCTTCGCTTTAGGTTTAGGTTTAGATTTCGCTGACGCAGCCTGCGGAGGAGCCATAACTGGCCGTGCCATATCAGCCATCTCTTGATGCGCTTGTGCCAAAGCGGCATCCGGCACAACCAACTGCTCGATCATCTCCTTCGGGAGATCCGGGAAGTAGTTCGCCAGGATCCACTTCACCCACACTTCCCGATTGAAGTTCATCTGAGTGCCCATGTCATTCAACATGGTCATCATCTGTACTCGGTTCAGGACAATCTGGTCATACTGCTGACGGGCAATCTTGGATACGTCGGCAAGATGAATCTGGAAATCAGCTTCCTGAGCTTGCTCCGCACTACCGTACTTCACAGCAAGGTGGAACCGGGCCAACATCTCCAGCCCCTCTAGTAACGCCGTTTGCAACCGGTGCAGCTTACGAGAGAACCGAATGTCCTGAAGAGCCAGAGACTCCCGGCTATTCCAGGTACCAGTCGTTTCCCCTGTTAGAAAGTCACGCGGGATACCGAGCGCAACGTAGAGCTTCTCGTTAAAGTGGGCTAGATCCTGGAGCTGTCCTTGGTCCGGAGGAGGAGCGAGCTTTTCGATCCGAGAACGCTCCGTAGCACTGTTCACCGGCCAGAAGATGTTCTCCAACATGTTGGTCGGATCATACTGCTGCTCGAACGTGCTCGTCGAAGGATCGATGTACGACCGCTTGTTCCCGAACTTCCGCTTGTACTGGTTAACCATGCGGAGCGCTTCCTGCGGCGAAGCCGCACCAACGTCCACATAGAAAATCAACCGCTCAACAGCCCGATTCAAACGATAGATAGCAACGGCATCTTCAAGCAGTTTAAGATGAAGCCACCGCTTACGGGCAGGCTCCAACATCGAGCGACCATACAGAACCGAAAACCCAAAAGACAGGATGCGGAAGTGAGCACACTCCCACGGCAGAAGGAGGTTATCCCCTCGGGGAGAAACCTTGCCTAACTGGGAGTCAATCTTGAAGAACTTCACAAGGTCAATGCTAGGACCGATCCGATGGACATACTGTGGGGGAAGATACAGAATCCGGTCCAACCCTTCATAGTTGTACCGTAAGCTTTGAAACACATCTCCATACTTGGCAAGCTGTCGAGCAAACCCTTGGACCATGGTCCGCAGGTGCAACCGCTGAACCATCTCCTCGACATCATCTCGCTGTTCCCCGGTAATCCACAGATTGGTCTCTTGCATCAGATCAGTTTGGGTAGCTTCTTCCGCATAGATATCCAAGGCAACCGACACATCACCATAGTTGTCCATGGCGTCATAATCTTGGTACCGCAACCGTCGTTCACGGTGCATGCGGGTGATCATGTTGAACTGGCTGAGGGCTTCCTCAATAACAGCCAAATCGCCAACTAGATCATCGCTCCCTGCCATCTGCGTGGGGATACCGCCAAGTTGGGCGCGTACCGCCATCTCCTGCTGGAGAATCTTGTCCAACCGAGTCAGACGCATCAAACCATTTACAAGCGGCGAAGCCATTAGCTACCCCTTAAACGTCTTCATAAGTGGGAAAGATTGCCCCTTCATGTCACCTGCAAAAGCAAAGAAAAGGCCGACAATACCCCCAACTATGGCATCAACAGCACTACTATCGAGCTTGATGTTTGCCTTGACCCGAGCAGCTCGTGCCAGCTCAGTATAGACACTATACTTCTGCATAGACCGGTAGAGCTTATCCATCGAGATATCATGCTGAGTCACGTCATAGGCATTCTCGAACGCTTGCTTCAAACGCCGAGTAAACTGCGGATCTTTGAACATCTGTTGGAGCTTAGAAGGGGTAATCTGCTTCCCCCCAAACTTGGCCCCAGGGAGCAACCGCTGTAGCGCCACTACATCCGTCATCAAATGCTGATGAAAGGTTTCAAACACACCGTCTAAGCTGCTACTTTGGTCCAGTAAGACAACACGCGGAGAACGGGCCAACTGCCGGAAAAGATGTAGATACGCAGCTTCTGGGCTACCTGTAACATCAAGCGCATCAGCGGCTGTAGCAAGTTTGACTCTGTAAGAGTTGGTTACCCCTACTTGTGGAAAAAGCTGAGCCTCTAACAGCTCATTGATATCTTCTGTAGTGATAGACTCAGTAAAGCGCGATATTACCCGCGTTACCACAGTGCTAACTTCATTGCGAACCGTGAGCAGCTCCTGTGCGGTATACTGTGCCCAGAACCAAGGAGCCTTGTAAGCTACTATTTCAGCAATATCCGGGAATCCATTCGTATGAAGCTTGCTCTGTAGCTCGTCCGTAATGCCTAAACGAGCCAAGGACACAGCAAACCGATCCCCATGGAAGATCCGCTTTGAGTCCACGGCAGTAACAAAAGCAGCATAAATGCTGCCATCTCGATGCTCGATAACAGACAACACAGTACTCGTGAAGGTTGCCACATCATGAGTAGGCGCTGTTTTCTTTGCCTTTTTGGACTCTTCCGCTGCCCGTAATAACTGGGGGCACAAGGAACGCATCACGGTCAACGCTACAGAATAAGCGTCACCAATACTCAAAGGGTCTAAGCGCACCTTCTCCCGCATAGCGAACAGCTTATGCTGAGCGCGGCTCTTTAAGGTTGCCATGAGGCAACCTCCCTATTCATCAGCCTGAAGAGCTTCCAGGTCAGCCAGGACAGCAGCAATCGCCTCTTCCTTCATGCCCTGAGACGCTCCGCTGAACATGGCCGGAGGATGCTGAGCGTTCTGCTGTGAAAACGCTGCCGGGGGGATCACTCGTCCAGGGGCATTAAATACCGGAGGGCGATCTGACCCCATCCACGGAAAAGTGGCCGATGGAGCACTCTTCGGCCCACCCTCATCACCACTCGCTTGCGGTCCAGGCTGTTGACCAGGGACTTCCATCTCCAACACAAAGTCGGAATCCGGAAGAACCCCCTCGACAAGCATCTGCTCGATATATGTGGCCACCTCATCACGAAAGCTCATAATCAAACCTCCAACTCTTACGAGTCACTCCAATAAAGCATTGTTCCAATATCAACGGATGGTTCGACCTGTTCCGTAAAACCTTCCATCATAATTATCTTCGAAGTACACCGGTTCTGAATACCCCATCTCTTTCGATAGCTTAGCAGCTTTGATTTCCTTCGGGTGCTTAGCAAACAACCCCGGAAGAATCGCTTCCTGAACAAGTTGGGAACCGATCGCGCCAAACCCGTTCTTATGGATGTACTCTAGGGCGTTCTGGTAGGCCCCCGCTAATGAGTCAGCCACGTCTTTCGATTGGCCAACTGGGTGGTCTACCTGCCCCTTTGCAGCCAAGATGTCGTGCTCCAGGTTCTTCAACTCCTCGTCCAAAATAGAGTGTGGCGGTTTCATGAGCCGGTGTTCCGTAAAAGCGTTCAACAGCTCCATATACGGTTCATCCGTCTTGTCCACCGAGATTGTTTCAGTTTCGAAACCATTTTCCTGGAGAAGCTGAATCGAGTGGATCGACTGCCAAGAGTCATAGGAAATCCGCACAACCGGATACCCCACGTTATCCCTCAGCCAAACGAGGAACTGTCGTACCTTCTCGAAGCTGATCTCGTCCATCTTCGGAGCTTTGATCCGGCACACGAAGTCTACAAAGACAAATGGGAGCTTCAGTACAACATCTTCAACGTTGTTGTCGGTATGTGGAGAATGTTTCTCATAATAGAATGGGACACATAACGATGTGATCCCGACACAGTCTCCACGACGAGCCAAGTCTACGTGTACAAACCGTCCTGCCCGAGGGTAATGGTGTAGGTGCCGTTGAATGTTATCGTACCGGCTGACTTCATCCACATCGAAGAAATCGGAGATCTCCAGCCCAGTCCGCAGCCCGATCTCGATAGTTTCTGGTTGGATGGGGTTTGGATAGACACCATCGGCCAATTTGATAACTTCTCGACGACGGAACAGCTTGTTGACGGCTGCGGTTGCCACTCCGGCAAGATCACGAATTGATGCATCCAGACTAGTTTCGAACGACTCTCGAAACGTTTCAGGCACCTCGATGATCCGCTCCCCCTCGCGTAAATCTGGGACAGCCTCATTCTTATCCAAGATCCGGGAAGAACGGAACCCAGAACTTACGAAAACCCGAAACCGCTTAGCTCCATACCGTCCGGGTTTCACATCCCACAAGGCAAAGTCAGAGATATGGACGTTATTGACAGCCCGATCCCGGACTTCTTGCATCCGCATCTCGACGAAAGAGTCAGAAGAACGTGCCGATGAAATATTGATCAGCAGCCCCGCATTGAACCCTGCTTGCTTGAACCGAGACTCGATACGGGTCCGGACTTGATGGTACAGCGATTTCGCCGAGTTCTCGTCCTCTTCTTCACGAATCGACTTTTTGGCACGGAAGTTCATCTCATCCAGAGTGGCCGAAAACACGTCCAGGGAGAGCGCGTGCTGCGTCTGAGAGCCAAAGAGCAGGTGCAGGTTATGGGGAAGGGTCAACTCGAACAGATCGTCTTTTTTAGGGTGTTCTCGATATCCTGCGCCAAACAGGTTCGCCGCACCCTGGAGGAAGACCTTACGCGGGTTCTTTTCGAGCTTCTCCCGGAAGTACGGGGACATGTTCATCATGCTCTGGAACTTGGCGTTGATGGCATCCTCAGCTTTGCCCTTAGTCACCGAGAAGAAGGCAAAGTACACCGGGAAGTGCTCTGCCAAACCAAATAGCTTCTGAGGAGACTTCATGCAGCTCAACAGATAGAGCTTATAAAGCTGAGCCACGCATGCTGCCGAGGTTTTCCCAGTACCGATACTTCCGTATAAGATCCACTCGTTAATACCGTTCCTCGGGTCAAGCACTCGTAACAGCTCTTCTTTCCACCTGGGATAGAGCGAATAGCAAAACGGCCCGAGATAGTAGGTGGAGTTCAGAAACTCACGCGGGGATACTGGTTTCTCGTCGTAGTCCTCATAGAAGATGCTATCCAAGATATCTGTATCCCCGGTCTGCTGAAGGTAGGTCAGCAGCTCGGAAACAATCGCGTTATCCCCCCCATCGTACATCAACTGATTGATGTCGATAGAAGGTAAAACCTTGAAAATATCAGTCTCTTTCGCCATCTTCTGTTCTCTTGAAAAACTCCCGCGAGACTTCTATAGAGCGTCTCCACACTTTATTAGCCTCTTCCTCGATGTCAATTACTGCAAGTACCTCAACCTGAAAAGAGGCTACTGTTTCCGAGAAAAAAGCCTGTCTCCCAAAAACGATGCTTTGGCCTTCAGCTCGTAGAAACATATTGTAAGCGGTATTGGAAGCCGTTTCCGGAGATAGCGCCTCAATTGCGTCAATGGCCACAACATCTTGTCCACCCAATAAATGCACCAGTACTGCCACGAGATAAATTCGCTCTTCAAGCATTGATCTTCTCCGCGAAAGGGACCGGCTCTACAGTCACCTCCATATCCTCGGTTATAACCTCTCTAGAACTAGGAAGTGCATAATCTAAAGCTAACCCCTGTGCAGTTAAAGCTATGATTTTAAACCCGATCTCTCGAAACTTGTTATTCCGCTCCTGAAGCAGTGGACCTGCTACGGCTCGAATCTGTTCAAAGAGTTCCCGAGCTGCCAATGGAGCGCGTAATGAAACTTCAGGAAGTGTAGCCGCTCCTGAAGAGGATGCCAGCGGAGGAGCCGTGATTAACCCTTTTCCACTAGGAGAAACTTCTTGACGACCAGTGTGGTCCACATGGATATGAGGCCGGTAGAGCTTTCGAGGAAGTCCTGCCTCAATTCGTTTTTCTTCAGCCAGAGTCATTGTCGGCGGTTCGTGGTCAAGTTCCCCGTCGTCACCAAAGTCTAAAAGAGCCTCGCCCACCCCGGTAGAAACCCTATCCGCTGCCTCTAAGAGCTGTTTCATCTGAGGAGGGGTGTCCTCAGCCACCTGTCGTGGAGGAGCAGGCGCAGGGCCTAGAAACGTTGGTTTAGGCACGATATCCTCCACAACTTCCTTTAACTCTTTCGGGGTCTCAGACATATGAGTCTGGTAGATAACCGCTTTCGCTGATTCGTCTGCAAGCTGACGGGACACCTCTATCAGTTTATTTAGCGTTTTATCCTGTGCAGCTTGAATTTCCGTAACAACCTTTTCGAACCTTGCATCCGGGATGTTTGACATTACCAACCCGTCATAGCTTTCAGCTATGGCGAACAAAAAGTCGTTCAACTCCTTTTTAAGAATCGCTTTCATGTCCATTGGCATTGCCTTCACTTTCTAGCTCTTCGGCATTCAAATTTACCAGTTCATCAAAGGCTTGGTCGTGGGATAAGACCTCTTTCAAAAATCGTCCCTTAAACGCCCCTAGCTCTGCCCGCTGATAGTTCACTGCTTCAGTCACAATAGCGGTCAATGCTTCAAACCGAGCACTATAGATCCGACCAAGCCACCGGAAACCGAAGATAAGAACAACCATATTCAAAGGAATCAGCACAACCAAAACTGGTATTGCGGCACGAAACATACTTCACCTCGGGTCAACCGTTTCCCATTGATTTTTGAGAGTCAATCATTATACGTTGCCTTCTCCAGCCATAGAAGTCCGTAAAGCATTGACCGCAGTTGTCAGCACCCGTTGCCGCTGTTCGGCAGGTAAGCCCTTCAACTTGTCCAACAGCGTCTTCGACACACCAGCTTCGGCGATCGAAAGCTCGCCACTGCCAAACGTATCCTTCATACTGGAAACCAACATTCCGATCGCATCCTTGGACGCCATCATACTATTGATTACGTCCACTTTGATCTTGATCGCCTGGTTCATCGCCGCGATACCGCGTACTTTCTCGGCAGTAGATGCTTCGGCAAAATCTTCGATATCCACCGTCTCGACCAGCTCATCTACTGTCTCGAAGTAGTAGGTGAGCTGCGTGATCTGATCCACGACCATGGCCACATACAGCAACTGCACATATACCGAATGTGCGTGCAGCACATTCTCGGCCATGTCGATAAGCTTCTTGTCAACGGTCTTTTCACCAGTTTGAACCGCTTCTAGAAGTTGACTCGCAATCTCCCTCGCTAACGAAGATTGGTCACTGCCCATTGTTACGCCTCACAGTCGCCAGGATATCCTCGCTCTTAGGGATCCGGATTGTATGTCCGCCAAAGTACTTCACGAGCAACTCGAAGGTGTTCGGCCCGAGGATAGATACCACTTCTGGGATCAAGCTCTCGTCATTGTTGATAGCAGCATAATACTCTGCCATGACAACATCAGTTAACTGTTCGATTTTGTTGGCCCTTTCTATCAATTCCCCAAAGACCATAGGGAGAAGGTTACTGTCATCCATGGCTTATACATCCAAAAAAGGCGTCCTGAACGGGCTAGCGACATAGGGGGGATCTCCTAACTGGTAAAAAGTTGGCTGGTACACTGACCAGTCGAAAACCCAAATATCGGAGTAACACACCTATGCCGTCCACACTCAGGACGCCGGAATCACTTCATCACATTACGAGCAAAGTTCGCCTTTTTCTTCATCGCGGGACTTGCATTAGGATCATTCAAAACTTTTCTAGCATAGGCACGAGTGTCCATCCCAGCGCGTGAAGCAGCCGCACTGAACGATCCTTTCGTGCCTTTCTTTTCCATTCTGGCGGTCGCCTTCTGAATCCACTTCTCAGCTTCAGCCAGCAAAAACTGCCGAGTAGCGTATGACATATCAGGCCACCTCACTTTCTTCTTCCGCCGCAAAGAGAGCGTCATAGCCCTCTTCAGGCAGGAAGTCCTCAACCTCATTCAGGAATTCCTCCTGAATATCTTGCTCCATCTCCTCGTCGTATTGAGGTTTGTGCTGCCGAAGCGTTAAGAAAGCGTGGAAAAGAACAGAGTTACAGTACTGCTCATAAAAAAGTCGGTCCTTGCAACCCATGAGCTGAAGGACCGACTTCGCGATTTCTCGGTCATGAATCATTTGTCCCAAGATATATTCACAAATGCGCTTAGGTTTACCCTCAAACCGGATAGCATCCACCGCAATGATAAACAACTGCCCAGGCAGTCTTCGAAGTGTTAGCTCCGCTTCGAGAGACTGATGGGTCTTTTCCCCTCTACTTGATGGTTGGAGATTTGGTCGGTACTCGGTTACCCGGCGTTGAAGCTTGTTGTGCTTACCATGGAGGATATCGTATTCACGGTAAAAAGCGTTGACCACACAAGTAAACAAATAGCGCATGTACTTCTTGTCATTATCTAGCTTTTCTCGTGGTTTTTGACTCATCTTAGGGATGGCTTTTGTGATCGTGTACGCAGCGTGGGAAATGAAGTCGTCTTCGTCACCAGAGTACGTTATCTTGAACTTTTGAGTCGAATACACAACACGTATAATAGGAAGTGCAAGTTGGATCGCTATGTCTAAGTGTGATCGTGTTGGTTCAGCTCGATAGATATCGAATGCGTCGTATGCCGCATACTGATCCCACCACCCCAATGAGCTGAACCAGCCTGTAGCCACGCTTATCCCCTCCCCAAAACCCCTTTCTTAGCCCGTATTCTTTCCCCAATAGCCAAGGTCATATTACAGCTCCTGAGCAAGTAGTATATGTCCTAAGTCCTTGCCTTGTCAATACATTACGGCGCGTCCGCCGATTTGTACTTTTTTAACATGTTGATCTGGGCGCAGAGTTCGCGCCTAAATTCATTCACTTCGTTAACATCAGGGTTTTCGTAGTTTTGGAGGGCGAGTGCGTTAAACCAAGTTAACATTTTATCGAGAAATTGTATCAGGATTTCACGCTCTATGGCTTCATGCACCCGAGGAATTTGTGGCGAAGGCTGCCGTCCTATCGGGATATCTGCGAGGGTTACTTTGACTCCCCGTTTTTTAACTTCTCTAATGATCCCCGAAACGGACATGTCGTCTCCCGATATTGCGTCAGGTTCATGAACAAATTAGCTGAATTCTTATGAATCTCCTTGGTCAGCTCGGTTTGAGTCTCCGCTAACCGGGTAAGGTTCTTCAGAATCTCTGTCTGTGTCGCCTGGGAATCGGCAATCTTTTCTACGGCACGTTCGACTGAGCGGCGGTTATACCAAATCTTAACCCCTTCATCGTCATTGATATCGTGCCAAGAATATAAATCGTGCAGTTGCTCCCCCATGACCTTGATGGTTTCATCAACAGGGTTTTTCTTGCTATGGTCAAGAATCATCTTCACCAAAACATACACCCGCTCGATCATGAGCAGGGCAACGGCTGCACCTACACCAAGTTCTAATATAGCTGAGGTACCCACGCGCTCCCTCCATACAACTATTAGGCATCAACCCATGCCCCAGTCAATAAACAAATCGGGGGCCAAGAGGCCCCCGAGAATACACGCTAGGGAAAGCCAGGAGGTTTACGC